CCGCAAGCAAGCCCTTTAAATCAGCCAGCAGAGAAGTAACGCCGCCAATCACCTCCGCCAAATCATCAAACTCCAGAAGCTCAACATGAGCATATGCTCCAGGATTAGAGAAATGAACCGTGATTTTATTGTGCTCACATCCCACAAACACGCTAGACGGGTCATTAGCCGGTGTCGCCTGAGACGGAATACCTGCGCCCTCAGAATACTTGAACGGCCCAAACGTAACGCCGTCAACGACAACCATATAAATATGTGCAGTATCGCAGTCGAATTCTACAGCGTCAACAACCGGCTCAACTTCCTTAAAATAACTTTTCATCATATACCTCACTTTACCTGAAACGGGGTTACAAGTACATCCCCCTGGCCATAAAGATTTAGACTAGAGCCCAGGATTACAACCCCAGTTGAGCCTCGTTCGATGACGGTATCAGACCCATACTCCAGGTTAATGCCAGAAGCGACAATTCCGTAGCTACGGTTTCCGATAACAAGTGAACCGCTGAAGCCATGCACATCAGTTTCGGTAACGCCATAACTCATAATTACAGTGCGGTTAGTGATTGCGTTAGTTACCTCCACCGGGACATAAATTAGCCCATTCCTAACAGTAATTTTTCCTGTTTTTCTAAGCCTAGAATCCTCAAGAGTGCTCAGGCTAATTTTGAATGTCGTTCCGTCATAGTTCGTGTATGTGATTCCATTGATAGAATCTTCAACGATTGCGCCAGCAGTAGAATCGACATATCTTTTATTTACGGCATCCGTTTCGCGAGAGGGGTCGGCTAGTGAAGTGATCCTATGTGAGTGCATATTCATGTCCATGAGGAACCCACACGCAGAATTTCGGGCCTGCATGATAACTGTACCCTGCCCCCGAAACTCGACCCCGTCTCTTGCTAAGAAGATATACGCATCATCCGTTTCATTATTTCCACCACTAATGCCATTCACGCGTATAAAATCATGGGCGGACATATCCACATCAACATTAAACAGAGTTCTAGTACCAGAAACCGTGATATGGTTTGTGGCGCCCGCCTTAATGTTTACAGCTCCACCACCGCCAACAATATTATCAACACCAGTAATATCGTTGCGTCCCATGTCGATATCGCCCTTCATCGTCCCGCCGCTCAGCGGCAAGAAATTCCCGCCAACCTTGCTATCAACATACTTCTTGTTAGCAAGGTCATTGTCATTAGTAGGCGCAACATTGGTCTGCACACTAAACCCATTAGCCGTAATCACCTTTTCAGGTCCATTAAACACAACGCCACTGAACGAGCCGCCACCCGCTCTGTCAGGAGAAAACACCTTAATGCCGTTATCGTCGCCAGAAATGTATCCGCCGCCGATTTTCAGCTGTGCGTTACCCACATCAACCTTATTGGAATTCGCCTCCCGATACACACTCAGCGTCCCGCCAGTCACGTCCGCCGCCTTAGCGCCCACTTTGACACTCACCGTGTTCTCACTATCCGGGTCCTGCGCCTCGATTGCAACACTACTACCGCCAGCAGTAGTCCGCTCCGCGCTCACCCTAGCGATCTTAGAATTAAGGTTGGCAGTCATAGCCGCATCCACATCTGCCGCACTATGCCCGGCACTGACAGACCCCATAATAGCGCCATCACCCTGAGAGCCGATAACAATCGAATGGTCGGCATCGTTCACAGTGGCGCCAATGTATTCAGCGTCTCCTTTGAACTTGATATTTCCGCCCATCGTCCCGCCTGCCAGCGGCAGATAATCGCCCAACTCCTCTTTCGTAGGAATTTTGCTAGGATCAGTCGAAATAGTGTTTCCGGAAATAACGATACCCTCACCGGCAACATATTCCGTACCGCCTCCGCCGCCTCCGCCGGTAGCGTTCAGCACACCCTCCGGTGTAATCGTCAGATTAGCGCCAACTTTTACGCCACCTAGAGTGGTAGCACTAGCAACCGGTAACGTATACTCAGGGCCGTGGCTGTCAAGATATTTCTTGTTCACAGCGTCCCCATCGTCAACTGGGTCCGCAACTCCCGTAATCCTGTGATCCATAGCATTGACGTTCGTACCCGGCGCAAGCCTCAGTTCGTTCGGAGCATGAATCTCAGTCACCCACAGCTCACCGGTCCCGCCGTCAATCCCATTTCTATTCACGTACACAGCACCCGCGTCAGTGCCCACATTGATATCAAGATGCGGGATATCTCCACTCATATGCTGTTGAATGGTAATAGCCCCGATCTTGAGCTGTCCAGCGCCATTATCCGCAGTCGTCAGAAGAGTGGCCGCACCCAGAATCCGAACGTTTCCGCTCTCGCTTTTAACGCACACATCCCCATTATCCCGGTAAAAAGCGCCCTTAACCGTCTTGCCGTCTACCAGCTTAACAACGGCGGAGCCCTCCATCTGTAGATCACCGGTCATTGTGTCACCGGCCTTCTTCACGTACGGAAGCGGCACGTCCCCGGTAGTGAGCCCGTTGATCTGGTCTTGAAGCAACTGGTCGGCCTCCGTACGATTCACAATTTCCTTATTGAGATTCTGCTCAATTTTCAGGTCCGCGTTTGCCCGGTCAATAGCCTCCTGATTGATATTGCCTTGAAGTACAGCGTCAGCGGCGGTCCTCTCCGCCCTCTCAGTCTCAATAGCGGTATTTAACTGCTCGTCAGCGGCCTCGCGGTCCGCGATTTCCTTGTCAATCCGCTTGCCCAGCGCCTCGTCAGCCTCCTGCCGTACCTGCGCCTCTGCCGCGTCAGCGTCCTTCCGGTCCTGAATCTCCTGTTTTAGAGCCGCATCCAGAGCTTTGATATCATTTTCGGCGGCAGTAATGCGCTCCCCCAGCGCTGTGATTTCTCCATCGATTCTCTCAATGTCCGCCTGAATCTCGGCAATGTCGTCAGCGTTTTTCTGCGCCAATTCCCACGCCTTGTTTGCCACCTCGCTAACCTCATCAACCTCGTGGTTGATAAAGTCAACGTCATTTTTCAGGCCTCCCACTCTCTGCACCAACTGTGCAATAGAACTTTCAAACTGATTGCACCACCCCTCAAAAGGGCGCTTGCTAACCACCCAATACGCCGCATTTTTAGGCATCTGCCAGTTATCAGGAGAGGAGGTGAGGCTACCCAAATACTCCATACCACCCCCGGAAGTCGCGGTGATGACCGCAGTTGTGCACCCCATGCCTTTCAGGATATTCGCCACAGTGATACCCTGCATGCCCTGCACGTCCTGCTTGCCGCAGTTAAAGAACACCTTATCACCGTTGCAAGACTTATACCCAACGGCGCAAATCGACTGTTTTGTGGTCATCCCCTTAGCCTGCTCCGTGATCTCACCATCCAGAATAATGGGAATAACAGACCCAATGAGGTCAACAACCTGATTCTGGCACAGTGTATCCTCGTCAGTGTCACCACCGAAAATCTTCAACGCCCCGTGCCGGTTGAATCCCCCACAGAAGATTCCACCCTCTGGAGTGCTTGCCATCGGCGCACCCATATACCGCGCAACACCCTTCCACGGCGCGTCAGTGGTTGCACTAATAATCGCGTTGGCGTTGGTCACGAAACTGACATCCTGAATACTCTGCACAAGACCAGAGTTTGTAGTATTTCCAAATGCGGGCATAAGCTTGATAAAGATAGGCTTACCGCACTTGTCAACACACTTCACGTTGATAACGTGATACGGGCAACTGTCGTTTTCAGAGTACCCGCTCTCCATGCCAACCTCGTCACGATCATAGTACACATCATTGGATACAGCAGCGCCAACAACCCGATCAAGAGCCTCATAACAGTTTCGCTGAATTTGGTTCCATCGCAGGATGCACTCGTTTACCCTGCCAGCCATTTCACACATCTGAGCCTGCACGTTTGGTCCCGGAATATTCACCACAGGCCGCACAGGAGGAGGAATAGGTGTGCCACAAGGGTCCGGTTTACAATGGCCGCAAGGATCGCAGGGGTTAGGGTCACAGCAATGGTCAAAATCACGATAACAATCTTTCATCAGAATACCTCCATAAAGCACCCTCTAAGGGCCTCAATAATCATTTCGTCCACGTTGATGAAGGTTTTACGGAAAGCCATCAGTAATTCAGATGCACTAATACCAACGTATCCGCTGACAGCTTCCTCAATTCCACTTTCCTTTGTCTGTGTTTCATCTTCCTTTTTATCCTTGCTCTGCGTGTGCTTTTCATCCGTCTTGCCCTGCTCGATACCGGCCATATGACGCTCTCCCGTTGTATCTTCAACGGTATCATTATGCCCCGTGGTATTCTCTGTAAGATTAGACTTTCCGCTTTCATGCCAGCCTTCATTATAGTCTGTAGTCCTATCTGTGTTTTCCGTTGTGTCTTCGTGGTATGTTGTATCACTTGTATAGTCCTTATTCTTCTTCTCTGTTTCCCCAACCGTCTCATTTTCAGTTTCGTTTTCCGTCACGTTACGTGTCGTATTCTCGGTTACCTTCTCCGTTTTATTCTCTGTATAACTGTTGCTACTATGCGTACTTTCGTCTGTGTTCTGGTCCTCGCTAGTTTTTGTCGCATTTGTGAGATAGTTCCATACAACGCTGTTCGTAACATCTCCACTAGAAGTAATGCCCTTTTGCGGAGTGTCAGAATAAAGTTTACTGCCATCTGTGTTTACACTACGATCAAGCGTGCTATCACTCGTCCCAGAGCCCTCGGTCTTAGTAGTCGTATCCCTGGTCGTCTCTACTGACTCATTCAGTGTCCTATCTTTAGTAAGCCCCCGCGTAATATCCTTAGAATTGTCCTCAGTCGTATTATCCACGACCTTAGTTGTAGAATCTTTAGTTCCGGTTACACCCTCGTCAACAACTTCCTTAGAAGTCTTGTCGCCCTGCTTTTCGTATGTCTCTTCCGCTGTGTGGTCTACCGTGCTATCATATGCGCCAGTTAAATTCCCCTTCGTGCTTTCATCGCCCCTATGGCTATTCACGAAATCCCTAAGCATAACCGCCGCTGTGTTCTCACCAGAGTTTGCCACCCTTAGCAGGTTTTCCACGTTCTTACCGTTAGTCTTAACTACCTGATTCAGCATAGGGTCAAACTTAATAAGCTCGCTCTCGTATAGCCTGTTATAGTATGGCATAATCTTCATCAATTCCGCGTTAATAAAATGCTTGAATCTGTCTGGCGTCTCCGCGCCGATCTGGTTAAACCAATAGTATGTGATGATCTTCCCTTCTAGGTGCTCCTTATGCTCTGGAATAAAGGTGTTCCACCAGTCGTTGAAAACTTCATACCCTCCCGAAACTAGCTCTCCCAGTTCCGGGTTAATCTGCCGGGTTCCTATTATCTGATACACCGTTATCGCCTCCCTCCTGGAACCCCTTATCCATCTCAATAAACTCTTCCATGAATTCATCCACGGAGTTGAGTTCCACACCAACATTCAGCCCGAACATTGCATTGATTTCCTCGCACGCCCTCTCCCTACACCACAGCTCACTCTCAATAATGTGCCGTGTGGGATTCCTCTGTCCCTGCCCCTCAGCAGAAATAAGGCGCTCTTTCTTGTCGCTTGTAAGGCTATCAATGCCTAAACTCGTGCAAAGCTGTTGCATGTAGTTCCTCACATTGGCCCACATCTCATTCAGCACGCAGTTTACACCGAAATTCATGACCTTAACGCTGTCAGGGTTACCAAACTTAGACCCGAAAATAGCGATCTCATTTCCGGCAATTTTGTTTGCCGCTGTAATTGCGCTCTGCTTGTCCTTCTCGTCACACTGAATTGCAAATGGTCTTTTTATGGTCTCAGTGTGAATGTCGATGCCTCTAAGGGCGTTTGAAATTTTAGGTGAATAATTCCAAATAGAAAGATAATCAGGTGTCATGGTCTTATTTGCTCTAATTAACACGCTATTGTTAATGTCAAATCTGTGCCGATACTCAAAACTATACGCCTCTCTCACTACGCTCTCATAGTAGATGTTAAAAGGCCCTGGCAAAGTAACCGCCGTATGGATATACCCTATGTCCGGATCATTAGCGAACAGCGCCACACCGTAAAACAGCAATGTCATTTCCAGCGCACGCTCATTGCAACTATCTGGCAGACCCGTCCATCTAAACCGACTTAACGCCATGTTTATGAATCGGTTATAAATTTCGATGGTCTGTTGTGCATTTAGAACCTCGGCCCTCGCTCCGTTAGGTGGGAATACTATACCCGGAAGATTTGCACCGAAAAAGCAATCAAACAAACGTACCACCTCCTATACCGGGGCAGAATCCACATTGTATTCTTTAGCCCCGTTTGTATAATCAAGTCCCTCTCCGTTAGGTCCTTTTACGTTCTGTATCTCTTTGTCTATTGTCTTTCCTAGCACGATCGTAACGGCAGTTCCTATGGGTGTAGCACAAATGGTCCAACAAGCCAACGCTCCCGTATACTGATATTTGATAGACAAGAGCGCTAAAAAGAAGCCACCCGCCAACAAGCAAGCCAAAAACAAAACTACAATCCAACCCAAAAGCCTGCTATACAATTTAGAGCACGGACCATTGCGCCTTTTAACCCTCATACAAAATGCACCTTATTCCATATTCAACTGCCACTTGATGCTCAATGCGGCAACCTCTATGCTTCTCCCACCCGTGCATAAAATACACTACGTTAGCCTCTGCCATTCTCTTAACGGATTCCCCAACTGCCATAATCGGATCGGAGTATCGCATGCATGGATCAATGAACTCAATATTACAGTTATTAAGTTCAAAGACCAATTTAAGCTTTGCCTCTTGCCTATTCCTCAAAATCTCTTCCTTGGAAAGTCCTTTCATGGGTTGTGAAATAAATACCTTCATTGTAACGCCCCCTAAAATAATTAGCTTTTCTGTCCTGGTTTGTGCTATACTGGTCTGGCCTATATAGCCTAGCCCATCACAGACTAGGTCTGGTCTTTACTTGACGGTTCGTGCCGGTAGTTGAGTGTGGTTTAAGGCACTGGATTTCCCATAGCTTCATTGAAGGCTTTTAGAATGGTAACTAATTGTTCTCGGTTCACAAAATCCTGCCACATGTAGTTTCCTTCATAGCCTGTAATTAGCTTGTTTTTAACTGCCCACTCTCTGGCCTCTTTTGACCAATTCTCTGCGTCATTATCCTGTAGTGTCTTACGGTATTCTCTTACGATCTCTTCAGGGGATGCTCCGCCTGGGCTTTGCATGAGGGCATATACATCGGTCCTAAAGTCGTTCATTGTTTTGTTGTGTAGTGGGAACCAGTGCATGACGTCTGCGTGATTGGAAGCTACTCCCAGAGTGAATCCTTCGGAGTGACAGATTAGCACATTCTCTTGTGAGGGGTCTAGCCTGTATAGTCTACAGAGGTATGCGCACAGCTCAATCGCCTCAGTATATACCGAGTTAAAATAGGCTGGGTCTGTAAGGTCATCCTCACAAATCTCAAAAGAGATATAGGAGTTATTTGCCGATCCCCAACGGCCTGAACCGGCGTGCCACGCGCGCATGTTCCAGGGGAGGGTCTGCACGGTGGCAATGGAGCCGTCATCCAGTTTCCCGATGAAAGCATGAACACATGTATCAATGCCCGGATGGTTCCAGTCGTTGGAGTTTTTGTTTACGCCGATACCACCCTTATCTGGCTGGACGTAGCGCTTTAGGTTGGGGTTGTTTGCACCTGTGCTGTGTACCATGATGCCTCGAATATTTAGAGGCTTACCTGCTTTATAGCAGTCGTTATTCGTCAGGTAGTTCCGGATTAGATGCATTCTTGTACGCCTCCTCTAGCTCTTCACTTAATGCTTGATTTTCTTTTGACAGTGATAGCACCTGATTATATAGCTCTGCGTTTTTGGATTCTGCATAATCTAGGTCCTTTTGAAGCTCGGTTGTGTCGCTCTTACCAGATTGAGCGCCGAAAAAGAAAGCAATAATAACGGAATAGATTGTCATGAAGTCTTGTGAAATTTGGTCCTTGTATGATAGGATGCAGAACACGATGGTTACAGCGATTGTAACTAGGGATTTAACGGACAGAAGGGCCGCAAGGCGGTTTAGAAATTTAGTCATTTAATCCACACCCCCGCCGTGTATTTGACAAGGTTGAATATAACAACCATGCCAACCAGCGCAACTATAATGTTTACTGCTGTGTACGTTATCCAATACGCTGTATAATTGATTGGCTTACTCTTGAATAGCGATTTGAATATAATGTAATGCATGCGTTTTCCTACCGGGATTAGTAGCATGTATATTGCCATATAAATGAGCACAAGCGCCACGACTGTTATAAATTCAATGGTCATGTAATACCTCCATTTTCCCTTGTATGTAATTCACTGTTGCTGTAAGTTCTTCCACTTGTTTTGATAGGGTGCATATCTTAGATTCTACTTGCTTTATTCTCCACTCTGTCACCTTATTGGCGGACACGATTCCGGCGTATGTTCCAACCAACGTACCAATTAAAGATAGAATCGCCACAATTACAGTTTCCATAGCAACCTCCTACGCCTTATTAGCGGAAGGATTGGAGAAGTCCCCAATGGCCCTAGCTCCTACGTTCCAGAAGGTTACGCCCGCATTTAGCATGGATTCAATTCGTTCTCTATAGACGGTTGGAATCGGACCGGATACGTGCCCCTCGGATGTCTTTACGAAATTCCAGCAGGGGCGGCTGTTGCGCTCTGGCACTTTCAGCCTCATGACCTTATATCCGTAGCGGTCGAAAAAGCTGTCAACAGATTTCATGATACTCTCGTTGCACATGTACCAGCGGAATTTAAAGCCGAACTGACCAATAGCGGCGGCTAGGATTGGGTCAGAGGACACAGAGCCATTCACAGCGGCTGAGCCCTTTTTAGCCTTTGTATCTGCATCCCAAATACTTGCCGCACTACTGAGCCCGCTTGCAACTAGTCCTGGAACAGCGGCCATTCCTACTCCCGTAGCGGCGGCGGCTCCAGCAAGAATGAACGAACCCGCAGATTTTGCGGTGGTTGCTAGAATGTTTACTTTGTTGGTCTGCTGATACTGGGCGTACTGATTTCCAACCCATGCGCCTTGAGGAAATACGGTGATTGCGCATCCGTATTCTCCAGGGTTTCCCATGTAGTCGTAAGCGTCAGGTGTTGCAATGATTCCTCCTCCGCCGCCGATAAAGCGCCCGTAGATATGGAAGTTAAATGTGCCTTCTGTTGTAATAAGTTCTGGCTTGTATGTTACTGTCTCGCAGTTCATGCCCTCTACTTGCGCGACACAAAATTCGCTTGAGTAGCATTTCGCATTTCTGCATAGGTCTGGGCCGATTGCGCCTCCGCTCTGCCACGGTGGAATTGTTTCGACGGCTTCTGACAGCTCGGATAGAAAATCACCGGGCACGGAATATACACCAAGAATGTTCTCTAGCTTTCCCTCGCTTGATTCTGCTACGCTCTGCAAATAACTGTTAACTGCGCCCGCACTTGAGAAGGTTCTCATAGTTAGCCCATTAAATACGCTGTTTTCTACCGTACCCCCAAACATTGGTTGCCCGGATGAATCGTAAGGTGTGAATACAACGAACGTGTCCGGTGCGTATGCCTTTATTTGGTCATATACAACTTGGTCGGGGGTGCCGCCCATTCCCTCGGGTATTCCTATGTTAATCCAGTTTGGGTTTGCGCCCTTCCAGTCATTTGTTACGTGCTCTCGTTCTACTAGACTATATGATGTTGCCCAATTTATGTCTCCGCAGTAGGTACAAAATGCATCTACTTCAAAATAGATGGTTGTGGTGTTCGGGTTTACCCACTCGATCCCTGTAATGTTTGCGATAATCCAACGCGGGCCGGTGCCGGTATTTTGCCACATGATAATATCACATGTTAAGGCATCGTTGTAATTGTATTCGACGCGGCAGTATTGTCTTTCGTCCGCTCTCTGATATGAGTATTGGCTGAATGACGCTTTTACTTTTCCGGCAAGCCATCCCTGCATAGCGGAGTTAGATTCAAAATATGGTTTGTTATATTGGTCAATGCCTGTGTTAGTACACAGATAAATAGTTGTTTCGGGTCTCCATAATGCCATGTTTTCACCTACTTTCTATAGGGAGGGGGCTTTCGCCCCCTCCCTTTATTACGCTTACTCAGTGCGCAGGGCGACACAGTTGTGGAAGGGAGACAGAGAGAAGGTGTCCCACGCATGAAGCCAGTAGTTCCAGTTCATCGCGGAACCATTATAGAAGGTTGTGAAACGGCGGAGCTTTTCTCGAATCTGGAAAGCCTTTGTGTCAGCCAGCACAGCCAAAGTCTTGTTATCGGCACCCAGGTCATCTACAATGATCTGTCTTGCCAGATAATCGGCGTAACTCAGATTAAAGGCCGCGCTCAGGACTTCAACTCCGATATTAGCGGCAACGTCAGCGCGGATGATAATGAGCTGATCTTCGATGGGGCTCCATGTTACGCGGTCATTGCCCGTGCCGCCCATGAGTTTATAGTTGTTGTACGCACTGGAAGGGAAGGTAAAAAGCATGGACATGTTGCGGAGCTGTACCTGAAACTGTTTTCCGGTGGCCTCATTGGTGGGCATAACGGCTGGAACTGTTTTCAGCTTCGCGTCAGTAATTGCATCAACAACCAACTGCTTGGTATACTTGAATTCATCAATGGTATTTGCATTGTAAAGGCTGTCTACGATGCCCTGAATCAGATTTTCCAGAGCGTTCCAGGATACGAAAGCATTTGTGAGCTGTTCGTTGTTGATGGTAACAGGGTACTTATCTTGGCGGTTCAGGCGATACCACGCGGCGGCAACGTCAGGCTTCGTCATTTTCAGCACGGCGGCCATACCTGTTTCAGTGCCGTCATAAGCCTGCGCGGTTGCCGGGTTGACATGCGCTTCCTCTACGTCAACACCCAGAGGCTCGGCGTTTTTGCGGAGCATGGAAAGAGGGTTATTCCACATCTTCCGGTAAAGGATGGTAGCGACGATCTTATTGACCAGTGCGCTCAGGAATTCGTTTGCCATAGCATCATACGCAAGAATAGGATTTCCCACGTCAGCCAGGTTTGCGAGGGTGGCCACAGGAACGGCGGCTTTGTAGGCGTCACTCGCATCGTTGCGGATTGCGTTCATCATTTCAGGACTTGCGATAGGGTTGTTCTTAGTTGCCATTGTTGTTATCCTCCTTATAGAGATTCTTCAGAAAATCGTCAACTCCAACCGGGTCCTCTTTGGTGGTTTCCTTAGACTTGTTCTCAATGGCCTCGGCCTGGGAACCAATTCTAAGAAACAGGTCCATATTTGCACTCTTGAGCCGCTCATTTTCCTTTGTGACGTTCTCATTGTTCTGCGTGAGCTGTTCCATTTTGCCGATATTGTCAATGATAACGTCTTGCATCTGGCTCAATAAAGTCGTAAGTGTGGCCTGATCTCCTCCCGCAGAGATAACTTCCTCGGAGAACTGTCGGAAAGAATCCTGTGTAAATTCATAAGCCATTTTTGTAACCCTCCGTTTGTTATAGTAACTTTCTTAGTATAGGCCATGCAAGATTCTTTACTTTTTGCGTCTCAAATCTCAACATGCCAGCAGAGAAAGCATCCATTATACCTTTAATAACTATGTTGTTCCTTGTTGCTAATACGGTCGAATTGTTGTGGTCGTTTAGTGTCAGGCTTATTGTTATCTTTCTTGTGTCATCGGTTTTCTCTGATAGGTAGAAAATACCAGAGTTCATGTCCCTGTACACGCCGATTTTGAAGCCGTCTATTAGTATCGTTGTAACATAGAAGCAGGCTGTAACCATTTTTTCGATGAAAGAATCCGTGTCTAACAAGAACTCGTTGTCCATTGAATAGGACCCGTATTCTGTTCCGTCTATCAGGCGTCCAAATCTGGTTTGTTTTACGTGGTTAACGTAGGCCGGGTTTGTGACTGTCTCTAGTTGGATATCTTTTAGTAGCTTTCTTTTCTGTCCTTTTTCTAATGATAGGTTAAAATATAGGAAATAAGGGTTACTGAATGTAACGGCGTTACTCAGAAATAGAACGGGAACGTCTCTGTCTCTTGAGATCGTTGAGTAACATTCTAGGAATGTGAGCACCTCGTTTTGCAGGTATCTGTACGCCCCCGCACCGATGATGAACTCATCGAATATAATTAGTGTTACATTTGGAAACGGCATTGATTTGAGCATCACGGCTTTTGACAGTGGGAAATACCACCCTGCGACTTCCTTGTCTATCCTAAATAGCCCCCGGTCTGCTTTAAACTCGTGGTCTGGGAATTCCTGCATAATATCATCAAAGAAATTCCGCATTTGAGCCTGAGGTATTTCTGTATCGTATCTCCTAAGGTAAACAAATTGTTCACCTTTTTCGAGGTAGTTCTTAATGGCCCTCTTTTTGGCCCCGTAGGTCTTACCGGCTCCGCGAGCGCCTACAACAAAATTGAATAGCCTGTTTCGAGATAGCGTATCGTCTGCGTTGTAATACATGGACGTGTCTTTATTGTCCACTTTATCACCTCTGTAAAATAAGGGAATCCTTGCCCTCCACTGCGTCAGCACACCACCGCCAATTCCCGTCCGGGAAGGCTCTTCGCCCCGGTGCCCCGGACGGGGACACTAGGAAAGCAAGGACCCCTCTAGGATATTGTATCATAATGAAAGCGAGTTGTCAACCCCTTTTGCCTTTTTTATTTTGAAAGTTGTCTCCTTCAAAATGACACCGCCTGGTACGATTTTGGGGAGAAGCTTTCCATCAAATATTGCACCCTCCCTGAATTCGCTTTCAGTTATTGCCTCTTTGACGTTCTTAGGCATGCCGGCGCATTTTATGTTGATTTTTTCTTGATAGTCTTTTCCTAGTGTAACCTCTAGGTAGGTCTTTTGCCTTATGAATTTGGCTCGGATGAATGTTTCTTCTAGCTTGAAGGCGCCTAGAGCTTTATTATCCACCCATAGCCCCTCCGGTGGCTCTATACCTGCCACGTGTAGACTGTCTGTGTCTGCATATATAAATCTATCACCGCAAATTTGCGCTCCGCGGATTATCTTGTCTCTGCAATATGCTGTTATAAAGCAGGCCATTGGAATATATCCGCCTTTTCTTATTTCCTCCTCTGATAGCTTAAATCCTACCCTTCCATCTTCTCTTAGATACGGGATACAGGACTTTCCTCTTTTCTTTGATCCAAATTTTCCGTATAGGGAGTTTAGCATTAGTTTTGCTATTTTTTCTCTCCCAGGATTTCCCTCTATTCGAGCCTCAGTCTTTTCATTGTACCAGTAATCTATGTATTCGTCAAACAGCCCGTGCGTGCCTTTTAGCATGTATCCGCCGCACCATTCTATTACATTCACGTCGTAATGGTCGAATACCAGTTTCTCGTCTACGCTTGTTAGGTATAGATAGGTCGGTTCTATTGAGTGCGTTAGGTATTCTGTATCATGATACATGAAGTGACCTTTTATCTGTATGCATGGGTAGTGATTTGGTTTTAGCTTAAATTCGCATAGGATGCACTGTATGTATAGAGGGTACATCGGGTTTTGTTTGTATCTCTCTGGAAAATAAACGGGCTCTCCATAGGGAAGTAGGCAATTTTTCATTGCCCACGGATACATTGAATTTACATCAAATACGGCTCCCTCTTTGACTTCCTTGTCTTTGTATGCGGGGTTTACAAATGTAAATCCGCCTTTGTACGATTTCTTAAAGTCCGTGAAAGTTGGTAAATCTAGTTCTGGGTATCTCTGCTTATATTGTTCTTTTCCTAGCCGGGCCATGTAATCGTGCAAGGCGTTTGATCCAGTTGTTAGTCTTGTTTGATTGTGATCAAACATAAATTTAAGCGCTTTTGCTAATATTATTACGTCGTGAGAAATGTAGTCTTTTTCTTCTTGCGTTAGTATGTGGCCTATTTCTCTGTCCTCGTGGTAGTCAATTTCTAGCTTCTTTTCCTCGATTCCGAAAGATTTGGGCATATCAGATATTGGCATTGGAAGTATTTTCAGGGAATCTATTATTTGTATTTCATCGTCTGATCCAGATTTCCTATCTGGCACAAATCTGATCTGATACCATTGCCTCATGTCTGATATTAAGGTGCTAAACTCGTTCCCATGTATCTTTCTATCTTGCGAGTGTACATATCCTTCTTTTAGTAGGTGGTCTACAATAAATGCGCCGTCAAATTTCAGGTTGTGAAAGTATATTTTACCGTGTAATTTTCCGATATATTCTATGAAGCTCTCAATCGTCTCTCCATATGATATTGTAGAGTCTATGTCGTATATATCGCAAATGCACCATGCCCACACGCGACAGTCATCAGGATTTGTGGTTGTTTCAAAGTCGGCTGAATATATTGACATATCATAGGCTTTCCCATATTCCCAGGATGTACGCTAGGTTATTCATGAATAGTTCATAGTCAGATATTATGTCTATCCTTGTTTCTGGTATGCCTATAGACGCGTCTACAACTTCTTTTGATGCACTTGCCACTATACCTATAATCTGCATTATCAGATCGCTCACTTCATGGTCCTCGCCGTTTGTCATGTTCCATAATTGAAGTGCCTCATATGCGTGTCTAATGTAGTTTTGTCTATATGCCTCTGTTAGAGGGTTGGCTTCTGAGGGCTCTAGAAATTCTGTTTCTAGTTGCTGGCGCTTTTCTTCGTCTGCAATTATCTTTGATAGGTTTACAGGTCTTGTTCCGTATGCCTGCCCTGTTGGGAATCGCCCTAGGCGCTCTTGTGCTTCTGCCTGCGTTGCAACTCTCTTTTTGCGGCGTCTGTTTTCTTCTGCTACTGATCGCCTTATCAGGTCAAGTGAAGCTTTAGCTATCGGACGGCCCTCAAATGTTGTTAGCTCAAATCCTGCCCTATCAAATCTCTGTAGGGTCTCTATTCTGCGTTTAAATCCCTTTGCTGATTTTATTTTACCAGCTTCCTCTGTGTATGAAAGTTTCGGCGGTAAATATTCTCTTAGTTCTGGTGATGTCTTTTTGATTGCGGTCTGCAAGCGCCTATTATAGTTCTTTATCTCATTTTGTAGCTTTTTCAGCTGTTGTTTTGTTGGGTTATAGACACTTTTATTTTCAACTGGTCCTGCTGGACCTCTTTTCCTCCGTGCCATACCCTAACCCCCTTACCAAATGTTGCAATTTGGGCTAATACTAGAGCTGCGTCAGGATCGATCTCACAGGGGAGACGGAATTTCTTAGAGATGAAATCGGCTCCCTCCGTTAAAATGCGAGTTGTGTTTTCGGATACTGTGCGGGATGCCATTTTACACCACCTTTAATTAAAGGGAGGGGGCTTGCGCCCCCTCCCTGGATTGAATAGCGGGACGGATTTGTTAGGCAACCAGTCTCATGGTCAGGGTGTTGCCGTTAATGGTCTTAATCTGGTCGATAGACACTTTCAGGCCATCAGGGAAGTGAAGGGTGCCGAAAATATTGAAGATGTTGCGGACACTGTTGGTAATGCCGGAGGAGGTCGCGGCGTAAGTGTCGCCCTGATCATCAATCAAAATGACGCGGATTGCATCCCGCTCAGCGGAACGCCCTCTGTCGTTGATTTTGCACTTAACCATGATAACATCGGTCAGGCAAATGGGTTTGTTGACCATGTCAGAAATACGGGTTTCGGGAGCGTTGATGGCGTTGTACAGCTTGACTTTGTCTTCGGCGGAGATGGGGTCGAAACTAACGAACATATCAGAAGTTTCAGACCCGGTGAACGCCTGCATCTGCTTATTCATATCCATTGTTGTTTCCTCCTAAATATTAGTTGTTGGTGTTATCGGGTTTTGCGGGGACTTCCTCTGCGAGCTCCATGAACTTGTCAAGCGACAGGCGGTAGGTATGGGGCGCGCTATCGATCTTATAGACGATTTGCGCTCCGCTCTCTTTCAAAAGCTTCTTTGTGTCACGCTCGCCCAGCTTCTTGTCGCTCTCGACGGTGGCCACAGGGACGATGATGGTATCGGTGCCATTTTTCTCGATGTTTCCCAGGTGATAGACGTAGGTGTCTACGGTTCGGGTCATGTACTTTGCCATGGTTTTTCCTCCTGTTCAAGTTCTTGCTTTCTTTAGATTTAGAATCGCGGGGGACTTTACTCGCTTCCCTCTGTACTGTTAAGAATGTACCGTTTCAACATATTGAATTGTGGAGGGAGTGCTCACTTCCTTTCGTTTTGTAATTGGAGGGAGCGGGTTTACCCCGTGGGGTCCGGCCTGATAACCCACAGACCGGCTAGGAAGGGTTAGGTGTAAATTCTTCTGCATATAGCGCGTGCAAATTTGTCTATTTCGTTCTTGTACCTGGCGAGATCTATGGTTGCGTCTGTATATCCTATTTTCTCGTCCTCGCCCGTGCAGTCCTTTTCTTTACGCTCTATTGTGCGCTCTAGATCGTATGTATAATAGTTCATGCAAGCTTTTAGGAAGCCTATTCTGTAGGCTTTATAATCGATTGTCTCGAACATAAAGCGATTCCACCTCCGTATCACAGTTTGCGTCTTCAATTGCTCTCCGCTGTACGTATGCGCTTATTTCCTTGTTGTTTAGCGCTATTTCTGCTATCCCTGTATTATAACCATCCTCTTGCTCTTGATTGTTCCGGCACGAGGAATTGACCATCTGAGGCTGGTTCATTCTACCGTATCCGTAGAAAATGTAATTATAGAACGCTTTAAATCTGCCTACTGCGTAATCATCCATCATTTACACCCCTGTACATTCTGGTAAACTCGTCATGGGAAAGCACGCTAATTTTGCCATCGCTATTTAATAGTATCCAGTCTCCTGGTACAGCTGTGACGTTCCCGGTAGAGAGTTGAATTTCAAGTTTCAGTGGGTTGGTTTTATCGGTGTTGTCTATAGTGGCAAACGCTTTGCCTTGATTTATTATGGTCATGTACCATTTAGGTGGGATGTGCTTGCCAAATCTAAAGGCGCTAACGGAAGTCTCTCTTGGGATGTATCTCATTGGTTTTGTCCTCCTTTCATGGTTGTATTGTAGCATGTAAATGTGAACTAGTTATGAACACGGCATGCAGATTTTTCATGGGTTGGTGTAAAGGAGAGTTAGCTTACGCTAACCGGGTGCGCGGAGGGCTGAGACGTGCTTGCGAACAAACGTTCGATTGTTAAAATTTTAACAGGTGGGGTGTAAGGGTTGCAGGCATGAAAAGTGCCCGGTTAATACCGGGCACTTAATTGCCAGACGCCTCGCTGGCGGATTAGATATAGTGCTGAATTACAATGCCTAAAGAAGTTGGCGGCTACAAGGCAATGCCTTAGATTGGTTGATTCGTAGATAACATGGCGCTTCATTTTAGTTGCCCTCCCTTAAGCACATATAAGCTTTACGCTGATTATCTTGCCATCCAGATTTGCCACGTGGTCAACAAGCTTGCTATATAGGTCTAGTGTGATCAATGCTACTTCGAGCTTGCCGTCTACTTTGTAAGCTACTTCTACTCCGCATGGTTTCATTACTCTTCCCCCTTCTCTACCTTTTCGGCGTTTGCTAAGAAGAATTCCATGGGCATGCGGTAGCGGTTGTAATGAGTGTCTACTCTATAGCAGATAGCTCTTTTAGCGCAATCTTTTGCCCGTTTCTTGATCTCTCGTTCTCCCAGCTTCTTGTCGCTGTCAAGCTCGCCGACGTGAATTATACTGGTTCCATTGATGGTCCCGAAATTGTAGGTGTAGGACTCTACGGTTCTAGTAATGTACTTTGTCATTGTTTTACTTCCTTTCTGTTCTGTTGGGTTTTAAGGTTCATTAGATCGAGGCCTTTCTTCGCTCTTTCTGATTATAGTATAACAGAAGAGAGCATATTTGTCAACCATTGTTTTAGCG